ATTCAATCAAAGACACTGGTGGTTATCTTGACGGCGTATGGGTAAGTGCCAAAAACGCCAAAGAGGAAATTGCCAAACTCGAAGAAGAAATCCAAAATGCCAAACTTGCGATGGAAGGCTTAGCGGCACAGGCTGTGGCTGGAATTGCTTGGGGTCAAATAACCGCTGATGCTCAAGTATCGCTCGAAGAAATAACTAAATACTATGACTATCTGGTCGCATCCGGAATAATGAGTGCTGAAGCGGGGCAACAGGCTATCAAGGACTTTATGGAGTTTTGGGGACTTTGGGATCCAGAAACAAAAGAATTACCAGTCGAAACCGTAATGGATTCTTCTGAGGTCGACGGCTACCAGCCACCGAGTAAAACCATGTGGGTTGAAATGAGGTTGACGGGGAGATTACCAGGCACAGGCGATATTGGTCACTTTACAGACACCGGCGGTGCTTTAGGTAATCCTGCCAATGGTCAAGCGATTTTTGCCGCCAATGGACTTGCCGCGAACATGCCTTATTACTGGGTTGGTGAACGTGGTCCAGAACCGTTCTTCCCTTCGGTGGATGGCAGGATCGTGAGCAACACTCAGGCGATGTCAGCATTACGGGGCGGGGCTGGAGTCAACTCGAGAGAGATTGCAAACGCGGTCAGAGAGGGAGTGAAGGACGCTATGAGAGAAACGAAGGCAGGCAACGTCTATAACCTGACCATGCCGACGAGCAACAACCCGGCGGATGTGAGAACCGCGTTTGAACTTATGGAGGCATGGGCATGACAGCACCAGTTTTAGCACATAAGAAGTTTTATATCATCAAGCCGGCGGAAGGCACGAACCAGATCAAGAACCCGCAATTCTCTGGTCCCGAATACGTGACCGGCTGGGCGGCTTCCGGCGCGGGCGTGACTATCGCCTCTCATCCTGACGATGCAAGGCGCGGCGCTTATTCGCTCAAGGTCAATACGGCGAACAACGTGGCAAGCGGGGCGTATATTGGTGCAATGACAGTTGTAAGCGGCTCGGATTACACGTTCTCGTGCGACGTAAAGGGCGTGGCTGGACAAGCCATGCGGATCTATATTGCCAACGTTTCCGGCACAGCCAAAGCAACGACCACCTTCACCGCAACCGGCTACTGGCAACGGGTGGAAGTCACTCACACGGCGGCTGAAAGTGTTGCGACCTATCGGGTCTACGTAATCAGGGATGCGGTTGCCTCTACCGAGCCGTTCTACGTTGACGGTGCTCAATTTGAGCAGGCTTCCGCAGCGACCACGCTCATTGAAGGTTACATTCCCGGCTGTCGCTGGGAAGGCTACGCCCGCAATTCTGCATCAATTCGCTCTGCTCAATATGGGCTGGGCGGTGAGATTGTTGATCTTGAGGATTATTGCAAGGTTGTTCAGGTGACCGGCTTGGGTCACGGTGACTGGAATCAAATCCTGACTAAAATGACGAGCGGCGGCGATATGTACCAAACGCATATCAGGAAGTCTCGCCAGTTTAGCATCATCGTGGACTTCATCGGCAATAGCTTGAGTGAGATTGAGAATAACCGCAAGGCTGTTCTGGACTTAATTCGCCCTGACTATCTGTTTGGTGAAAGTGAAGAACGGCGCATTATCCGCTATCAGGGCGTTGACGTGAACGGCTATGAAGCCACTAATCCGGTTGACATCGTTTGCGTTCCACTATCCGCTTCTATGGTTGACACGCCAGACCTGCCGAGCTACCAGCGAGCCGTCTTGAACTTCACGATTCCGTCGGGCTTGCTCAATGGTGCTTACAACGATGGGGCAGAGCTTGACTGGATTGCCGACTTTCCGGCTGAATATATTGTCAAACGAGACCCGAATGGGAATTGGTGCGAGTGGACTGGCGCGGCTTACGAGAGCCTGATTACGGGGTTGAATGGCACGGTTTTTTGCATGGCAGAAGGTCCGGATGGGAAAATATATGCCGGTGGTAGCTTCATAAATGCGGGTGGAGTTACAGAAGCTGATTTTCTGGCACGCTGGAATCCGGTATCCGAAGAATGGGAAGCGATTGTCAGCGGCATTAACAATACAGTTTTTTCTATGGCTTTTGATGCAAACGGTGATTTATACATTGGAGGTGCTTTTAATAACGTTGGTTCAACTGCAATAAACTACATATGTAAAATCACAGATATATATGGCACACCGACGGAAAATACACTTGGGACTGGAATAAATGGTAATGTTTACTCAATCGTAATTGCACCAAATGGCGATGTTTATGCGGGCGGCGATTTTACGCTTGCTGGTGCTACCGCAGGAACGTCCAAAATAGCAAAATGGGATGGGGCGGATTGGAATGCGTTATCTACTGGGTTAAATGGTAAAGTTGAAACGCTCGCAATTGCACCAAATGGCGATGTTTATGTGGGCGGGGCATTCACAGATACTGCTTACCCTTATTTGTGTAAATGGGACGGTACGTCATTTTCAGCCGTTGGCACAAATACAGATATAGATAGTCATGTTTATGCGTTAGCTTTTGGCTCAACGGGTCATTTGTATGTGGGCGGGGCATTCACAGATGCAGGTGAGAATACAAGTGCCGATTATATCGCACAATGGAGCGGCACAAGTTGGAAATCATTAGGAACCGGCACAAATGGCAGTATTCGCAATATAGATGTTTATTCTGGTAAGGTATATGTTTCAGGTCCTTTTACTACAGCCGGTGGCTTGACACTTACAGACCGAGTGGCTGTTTACTCAAATGGTGCGTGGCAACCGCTGGATATTGACCTGCCAGGCACGGGGATTGTCTACTCAATTTTGTCCGCTTCAGACGGCTCGCTTTACATAGGAGGCAGTTTCTCAACCTTAGCCCAAACACCGGACGAGAACGCCGAATGCGGGATTATATCAGACCGAGTCTATGAAATTGGCGTGGCAAGTGCATCGGCGAACACTTATCCGTTCATGCAAGTTCGTGGACCGGGCACGCTCAAAGCGATAACCAACTATTCGACTGGCAAGTCGATTATGTTCGACGGACTTACCCTGAACGCAGGCGAATGGATAAACCTGTTCTTCGACCCGCTCAATCTGAAGTTTGAGGGCGGTTGGTCGGGCAGGGGTAACCTGATGCGCTACGTTGTACCAGGCTCGGATTACGGGGATTTCTATTTGAAGCCGGGAAGCAACTTGCTCTCGCTGTTCATGACCGATTCATCAACTACCGATTCAGGCGCGTTCATCTCATGGACTCCTTTATTCTGGGGCATTGACGGGGCGCTGTTATGAGATACGAGTTAGTCTGGTACACGCACGAGGGCGTTAGAAAAGGCGTTATTCAGGCGTTCAATTCGCTTGAATACATCAAAACACAGAATCAGATCGGTTCGCTGGTTGTTGACATTCCACGCGGCTTGTACCAGTACGACGAGTTTTCAGTCGGCGACATTTTCGAGGTGTGGCGCGAAAAGAATGGCACGTTAGAGTTACAGAACGAAACCGCTTATTTTCTGCAAGACTGGGAGTTCTGGGCGGATAGCGAAGGTGGGGAGTATATCCGGCTCGTAGCGAGTGACGCAAACTGGTTGTTAGACACGGCAATTGTTTGGGCTTATGCTGGAGCGGCTGAATCGGACATAACTGATTATCCTGATGACTTAATGAAAACAATTGTCAAACAACAATTAGGAACATACGCGTCAACAGAAAGACAAAAATTGTCAGTTGCACCTGATTTGAGTTTAGGGGGAAGCCAGACCACAAAAGCCTTTGCATACCGGAACGTTTTGACAGTATTGCAAGAGATAGCAGAAACGGCAAGTGAGAATGACGTTTGGCTTGGTTTTGACGTGGTACGGACAGCGCCGGGCGAATTCGAGTTCCGCACTTACACCGGGCAGCGAGGCAAAGATCACGGACGCGCTTCAGGTGACCCGCGCTTGGTTGGCAGGCAATACGGAAACTTGAGCGAAGCCACGTTTGGCACGTACCACGCCGATGAGCGAAATGTTGTGCTGGTCGCTGGACAAGGGGAAGGCACTGCCCGAACATTAGTCATGCGCGCAAATGATAGCCGAGTTCTGGCAAGTAAATGGAACAGGCGCGAGTATTTCAAAGACAGCCGGGATGACTCCACCACCGCCGCTTTGGAGGCGGATGGGGATGCGGCATTAGAAGAATTCAAGCCGAAACAACGGTTGACTGGCACGCTCCACGACACGCCTGGTATGCAGTACGGAATCCATTACTGGTTTGGGGATGTGTTGAGCGTAGAAGCGTTTGGCTATCACGTTGACTGTCACGTCAAGGCGGTTAGGGTAAGGGTTGATCAGGACGGGGGCGAACAACTGGACATCAAACTGGAAGGCGAGTTATGAACTTTGACGAAACGATGCTGAACCGGCTGAAGCGGATGGAGCGTGAGGTTGAGCGATTGCGGGTGTGGGAGCGTCCGGCTGGTGGCGGCGGCGGGGGAGTGACCGACCACGGTGCACTAACTGGTCTGTCTGATAACGACCATCCCCAATATTTGCTGACTACTGCGAAGGCAGCTGACTCCGATAAACTGGACGGTCAACTGGGAAGTTATTATTTATCTACCACTGGTAAAGCAGCGGATAGTAATAAACTAAACGGTCAACTGGGAAGTTATTATTTATCTACCACTGGTAAAGCAGCGGATAGTAATAAACTAAACGGTCAACTGGGAAGTTATTATTTATCTACCACTGGTAAAGCAGCGGATAGTGATAAGTTAGACGGACTTGACTCTACTGCCTTTGCTGCTGCGGGACACGACCATGACGGGCGTTATTATACCGAAACCGGGATGGACTTGGCTTTGGGTTTGAAAGCAGACAAGACTATTACCCTAACAGCCGGGGAGGGCTTGACGGGTGGCGGGAATTTGTCTGCAAATCGTACATTTGATGTAAACCCAGGGGCTGGTATCGCAATACTGGATGACAAAGTTATTGTAGACCAAACCGAAAACTTCAACTGGACTGGTGAACATACATTCACTAAGTACCTGTCAACTGCCTCAATATATCCTAATGTCTCAGATACTTATGACTTAGGCGACTACAACAGGTTATGGCGCAAGATTTGGGGGTCTGAGTTAAGTGCAATTGTCTTTGCTCAGTATACTCAGGTTCTTTTGGGCGGCTGGTTTACGGTAAGTAAAGGTGAGGGAATCGTCAAAGCGGCTGTGACTGCGGCGGCAACCACGATTGACTTAGGCTCGAATAACTTTGCGACCAATGACATTATTGTTTTTAGGGGAATAGGTGTTGCCGGTCAGCAAGTGGAGTACATGAAAGTTGGCACGCTTGTAAGCGGCACCACTTATAACGTGACCCGAAACTTAGACGGTACTGGAGCGAACGCATGGGCGGACGGTTCGGTCTACGGCAATTGGGGACAAACCGGTAATGGTCGAGTTGAACTGAATGCCTATGACACCCCGAGAATGTCGGTCTACTCACAAGGCATGTCTTATAACGATGCTACAGAAGAAATCAGAATCGGTGACTTGTACGGTCAATGGGGATATAACACAAACACTTATGGTGCTGCATTTGGCTCGTACAAAAGCGGCAAGGCGAATATCACGATTGACCCGACTAATGGTGTGCGGTTGAGAAACTACAGTACGACCTTACTCCAATTGAACGGCTCAACTGCCGTATTTGGTACAGTTGCCTCCGGTAAGCCGAACGTGTTAATTGATGCGAACGGTCTGTATATCAGGAATAACACAACAGAGATTATCAAACTAACCGGTTCAGTAGCGAGTTTCGAGAATGTTATTAAGTTGGGAACTTACGCCCGACTGGAACAGGGAACGGGAACGTGGGGTTCTACATTTACGGGTTCTGCTATCTGGAATGATAGCGGCGTTATGAACGTTGGCGGCTGGAAAAGTGGTGTCAAGCAGTGGTGGGGTGGCAGTGACGGCAGGTTCTACGCAAATAACGGGAAATTCCGTATAGGTTCAGACGGTATGTTTAATGGGTTAGGCGAGTTGAACACAACCGACTTAGACGGTTTGCTTATGTTCACTAATGACCCGGACAACTGGGATACTGAACCGGGCGTAGCATTTAATAATACTATCAGTAACGATGAAACGTTTCTGAACGCAAGATATTACGCTATAAACACGAACATGAATACTACTGCTAAAACAGAAATCACGGCGTCTGCACCGCGGTCTGCTGGGGCGCGAGCCCCGTCCATGATAGTAATCGAACAAAACCCCGTGGACAGCGAGATTCGGTTGTCGATGGCAGACAAGATTGTGTTTACGCCGACAAAATACGCCTCCGAAGGCGGTTATGTGGAGGTTATAAAAGGGGTTTTTGGCGTTCAAGAATTTATTACTACAAGGGGATTGCATATTGGGACGTCTGGCATTCTAATCAAGCCAAATCCTGGGGCTGGCAACCTTGTCGTCGATGGCACAATCAAAGATGGATCTGGTATCGCTTATCTAAAGTCAACCGAAAAGGCAGCCGATTCCGATAAGTTGGACGGGCTTGACTCTACCGCCTTTGGAAGACCGGTATTTCTTGCCTCGCCTCTGACTTCAACCGCGTGGGATGGTGACGCATTCAGCACGACTGCTAAAACTAAGATTGATTTAAGTGTGGTGTTTGGTGTTCCGGCGGGCGTGAAGGCGGTACTTGTCAATGTCGCATTGAGAGATAGTGGCAGTGCGGCTAATGAGTGCCTTATATCGTTATCACCGAGTTCCAGCGCAGGCGGTATGACGGCGAGATGCAGTGGCATTGCAAATGACAAGTTCGTGAACGCCTGTTTGACTGTGCCTTGCGATACCAATGGCGATATTTGGTATGAAATCGCCGCAAGCGGCACGGGTACGATGGACGTTTATCTGCAGATTTATGGTTACTGGCGATGAAAGGATTAAAATGACACTACCATTTGGAATTGACAAGGAAACATTATGAAAACTACAATCACAAAATTACTAAATTCAGACAAGGCCTTGAGTGCCTTGTTAGAACAAAAACTACCCTTAGCGGTGTCGATTCAACTGGGAAAAGTGGTTGATGAAATCAAGCCGATTTTCGATAAGGCGCAGGAATTCAGAAGTGAGGTTCTGAAAAAATATGGCGAGGAAGTTTTAGAGGACGAAAAACCTACCGGGCAATTCAGAATCAAACCTGAAAACATAAGCGAGTTTGAATCTGAAATCCGGAGGGAGTTTGAAGCAGAAATCGAATTGACCTCTGCACCGATTGACCCGGAACGGTTACCGGATTCCTGTTTGACTGGCGCAGAAGCAATTTCACTTAGTTGGTTATGGAAAGGCGAGGGCAAATAATGGATTATCCGTTTGGCGTTGACATAAGTAAATGGCAAGGCACAAACGACTTCGCCAAAATGAAAGCGAACACGTCTTTTGTGTTCGTCAAGGCGACTGAATCCTGGGGTTATACCGACCCTAAGTTTTACGCAAACTGGCAGGGCTTGATCGGGCACAATCGAGGTGCATATTGTTACGTCTATCCTGAGAGCGACCCCTTGCGACAAGCCAACCATCTTATTGATATTGTGCAGCAAGTGGGTGCGGACTGGAAGTACGATCGGTTGGTGTTAGACCTCGAACGCAGCGGACATGGATTATCCCGTACAGAAGTTACAAGACGGGTACTCGTTATTATGGAAAAAATAAAAGAAGTAACAGGCAGATATCCGATACTCTATTCAAGAGCATCCTGGGTCAATAGCAATATGTTTATCAACGATCCACGACTCACGGACGCCGACTGGTGGCTGGCATATTACCGGACAGCACTCCCTTATCCTCTTTACACTCCAGAGATGCCACCGCCGCCATTGTTACCCACAGGTATCAACAGGTGGTTATTCCATCAGACTTGCGAAAAAGGCAAGGGGCGAGAGGTTGGGGTTGGCAGCTACTACGTAGACCAAAACAGATTCAACGGTACGAGAGAACAACTGAACACTTTCTTTGGGCGTTGGACGAACAACGTCTACCTGCCGATTGTAACTGTTCCAGAACCTGAACCAGTCGAGGACGATTGGACGGGGTTGCTGAAAGTGAAGTTGTGGTCGCAAAAAGATATCCGTTGGGGCAATGACCGGATGGGTTCAAGCGGCGTGATGATGAAACATCAAGGCTGCTTGGTTACAAATGTTGCGAATTATCTGGATTATCTGGGCGTAGATACAGACCCTGAACGATATAACAACCTGCTCGGTTTGAAGGGTGGGTATCAATACAACTATGTAGGCGGTATCAAGTATGCCAACATGTACTGGAAGTATCCGGGCGTGCTATACCCCCAGATTCAACGTGAACTTACTGACTACACCTGGTACTGGAACGGTGAAGGTTGGCAAACACAGGCACGGAATATCCTGAATAGCCAGCGACCAGTATTAGGGCTTGTTGACTTCTACGCAGGAGGTGCGCTTGACCAACATTGGGTACTCATAGTCGGCTATCGTGCTGATGGTTGGTGGGCAGTTGACCCAGAGACGGGCACACTCATTAACCTCAGTAAGTATGGCAATAAGGTATACCGCATAGTCGGTTACAGAAAAATCAATTAATCACTATCACAGGAGATAACTAATGGCAACATACACAAAGTTTCAACAATTCGTAGAAGACCTTGCTCACGGCGTTCACAATTTCGATACTAACACCATCAAGGTCGCATTGAGCAGCGCAGCAAATGCTCCGTCTGCTTCGGATGACGCAGTTCTGACTGACATCACCACCGTGTCAACCGCAAACCTCGATGGCGTGACTCTGACAAAAGGCAGTTCGGGTCAAACAACCGGCACATATAAGTACGTTCCGAATGATCTGACAATGACCGCTTCGGGCGCAGTCGGCCCGTTCCAGTACGTTATTATCTACAACGACACCGCCACAAGCGACCCACTCATCTGCTTCTTCAACTACGGCACGGCAGTCACGCTCGCAGCCAACGACACGTTCAAGCTCGACTTCGGCACAGAACTGTTTAGTTTGGCGTAATCGTGGCGGATATGAAACCGCCCTTGCGTTGGGCTGGGGCGGTATTAGGGTTGTGAGCGAGGTTAAATGATTACAGTAAAAGTTACGAATTGCACAATTGTTGAAAGCGATATGGTAGTGTCGTGCCAGACTACGAACACGGCTTATCCGGATGTGACGCTTGAGTTTTCGACCAAACACGGTCGCGGACAGACGCTCGAAGGCGTGCAGAACGAGATTGACGGCGGGGCAAAACTATTGTGGATTGCCTATGCACAACCGCAATGGACAGTAGCGTAAGGCGGTAGATATGGCTCTTGCTTGGGCTGAAGTACGACCTGCTGGAGATACGAATAATAGTTGGTACACCTCGTCAATGTCGAGCGACGGGTCTATTATTCTGGCTGGGGTAGACAATAGTCGGCTCTATCTCTCAACTAATTCAGGTACAAGTTGGGCTCAAGCACGACCTGCTGGGAGCGTGAGTAGAAACTGGCGAACCTCGTCAATGTCGAGCGACGGGTCTATTATTCTGGCTGGGGTTAGCAGTACAACAAATGGTCGCCTTTATCTTTCTACCAACTCTGGCACAAGCTGGGCTGAAGTTCAACCTGCTGGAGATGCGAATAATAATTGGTACGCCTCGTCAATGTCGAGCGATGGGTCAAAGATTATCGTTGGGGTTTCCGGTGGTCGTCTGTATCTGTCAACCAACTCCGGCACAAGCTGGAGCGAAGTACAACCTGCTGGAGATGCGAATAATAATTGGTACACCTCGTCAATGTCCAGCGATGGGTCTGTTATTTTCGCTGGTGCATATAATGGTCGCCTTTATCTTTCTACCAATTCAGGTACAAGTTGGAGCGAAGTTCAGCCTGCTGGGGATGCGGATAAAACCTGGTACTTCTCGTCAATGTCCAGCGATGGCTCGAAGATTCTCGCTGGGGTTATTGGCGGTCGTCTCTATCTCTCAACTAACTCTGGCACAAGTTGGAGTGAAGTTCAGCCTGCTGGAGATGCGGATAAAAACTGGCGACCCTCGTCAATGTCCTCGGATGGGTCTGCTATTCTCGCTGGTGTATATAATGGTCGCCTTTATCTTTCTACCAATTCAGGTACAAGTTGGAGTGAAGTTCAGCCTGCTGGGAACGTGAATAAAACCTGGTACTTCTCGTCAATGTCCAGCGACGGCTCGAAGATTCTCGCTGGAGTTTATGGCGGTCGCCTGTACCTCGGCATAGAATACGCCCCCCAAAACTTGACCCTCACCTGTGCCGCTGGTTCATACTCGTTGACTGGCACTAACGCCGACTTGACGGTCACCCGACATTACACGCTAACCTGTGAAGCTGGAAGTTATGCGCTTACTGGCTCAATCGTTGATCTGACAGTCCAGCGCAACTATGCGTTAGCTTGCTCTGCTGGCAATTACTTA